ATCGCCGACGATGAGACCATCACCGTGCCTGAGGAAGTCAGGCTGGGTAAGCGAGCCGTCGCCGCAGCAGGCCAGCTTTGCCGGGAGCCCGCCTTTCAGAATTGGATCCTCCGTGACGGGCGCTCAGTCGAAGGTGATGATTCGGAGGGTATGTCTGCCGAGGCGCTTCGCCATCATCTCGGAATCGTGAGCCGGTCGGAGATCGGGGAGGATGAAGAGACTCGCGAAGCGTTTACACGCCTTGTCGAAACCTATCGGAAGGAGACGCGGGATGGCTGATGATGATCGAGTTCAGGAAGGGATGGACTACCTCGAAAAGCTAGTACAGGGAAACGAGATCGAAAACTACCTGAATAGCGTTGAGATAGACAAAGACGGCGGCACGAATCTGGACTTCACTCAAGATGAGTCCGTCAACGCGCCCAAGCACTACCTGCAAGGCAGAAAAATAGAGCCGCTAGATGTCATCGAAGACTGGGGCCTAGACAAGGACTACTACCTTGCCAGCGTTATAAAGTACATCGCCCGATACGGAAGAAAAGAAGGCGTCGTGGGGACGCAGTGCCTGAGGAAAGCACGCTTCTACTTGGACAGGAAGATCCGCAATGCAGGTCGCTAAGGGATTAGAGCGGATCCATCGTTGGAAGAAAGAGTTGAAGCTGCACCACAAGGAGATTGCGGCACTCGAAAAGAAACTGGCGGGAGCTAAGGAGAGCGCCTCAACGTGGGAAGTGGGGATGATCGAGAAGAAATTGTTCGCAGCGCAGGAGGCGCTGTCGATAACTGAAAAGAACTTGAAGGACAGTTGGAAATAACCAAGGAGAAGACATGAACAGAACTGAGGAGCTACGAAAGCAGGCGCAGGAATTCCATAACCAGCACCCCGATATATGGGATCTTTTCGTGAGGTTCACCTTTGAGAAAATAAACAGGGGGTTTAAACACTTCGGAGCGAAAGCCGTGATGGAGAGGGTAAGGTGGGAGACGGAGACTTCATCAGGTCCGCCGGACTACAAGGTCAACAACAACCACACTGCGTTTTACGCTCGCAGGTTTGGACGGATATACCCCGAGCACTCCGACTTCTTCCGAACGCGAGTCCAGAAGAATGATGCTCACAAACCCTTGTCACGCGAGAGCGTGGTGCGGGAACTTCAGCGTGGTGTGGATCGCCTCTTCGACTAGAATTCCCAACTCTCTCGATCCCCGCCCTCGTCATTGAAGTTCCGGTATGCCTTCGCATAAGCCAGTCCCCACGCATCGTTGTGGTCGAACTCGTAAGCATCAAGGGAAGCGTGAGACCACGCCATCGCATGAGCGTACTCATGGATCAACGTGTCGATCCCAGAGTAGAGGGGATACTTCTTATCCACATGGATGACCAGAACCCTGCGCCGAAGGATGCACCAGCCTTGATCTGAGCGGCGCTTCTTCCCACGGACAAGCTTTAGCTGGGTCGGGTACGGAGTGGGATAGGAAAAGACAAGCCAGCGATAGATTTGGCGAAGACGTTCGTCCTTCCTGCGTTCGCGCGGCATGCCTTTCTACTTCCCCCATCTCCTCTGAACATCCCAGTAGTCATACCAGTTCCATGAATACAACTGCCCGTCAGGCTCAACCTCCATCACCAAAATCCCGGCACGCCATCGGTTGCGGTCGGTCATGGCCCAACGCATGGATGCCATCCTCGGATCGAAGTAGCAGCCGCAGTTGATAGATGTGATTTTTTTGAACTCTTCCCCCGGAGATCCCTCAGCATCTTCAAAGAATCCGAAGGCATGCGTATGTCCAAAGACGCGTGTAAACGATCCGGGGTATTTAAGTAGCACCGCCCGCGCAGGCATCAGCCCACCGACAGGTCTGTGGCTGCCCGGAGATTTGAAGTAGTGGCTGTAAACAACGCCATCGACGCGAATTGGCTCAAGGAAAGGCTGCACTTCCCATCCAAACTCGACATCACCTAGATCCTCTAGCCCAATGATGCCCCGAAATCGGGGCTCCACCTCCAGCACGCGATCAATGCGATGCTCGTGGTTTCCCACAATTCTGATGTGGCGCATCCTCGCGGGAGCTTTACCGAGGTAGTGGTGGTATCGCTCCTTGGCGTCGTGGTAGGAATCGATATCGCGCCAGTAGGCGTGCCCTTCAAAGATCGGAGACTTGCTCCCGCTGTCAAAAAGCAGGAGGCTGGACATGTCCGCGCTGTCCCCGATATCTAAAACGACATGAGGGGATAGCTCGGACACCATACGACCTAGGGATTCAAATCTCTGATTGGGTTCCTCGTCATTGGCATGGCTGTCGCCGATGATGAGGTGGGTGCGTCTTGTTTTTCTGGGTGGGCGGAGGTATGGAAGTTTTGGGATTGTGTGTGAGCCCTTGGCACGAGCCTTCATACGCTTGCGAAATTCCGAGGCAGCTTCCTTGTCCTTGTCAACGAAAGCCTTAGCCTTCGGACTTTGGGCCATGCTCATCCCATCTCATCCAGAGGGGTTCGTGATCTCGTAGGTGTCTGCGTGTGCTGGAATCTGACCAAGCACACCGCTCTTGTCCGAAAGCATCGACTAGCTCCCGGTGAACGCGAGACCCTAGAGGGCGGGGCATCCTTGCCTTGATGGTGGCAGCGAGGCAGTCGTGGATCCAATCTCCTGCCTCGGAGTCGATGCAAAGAAAGCACCGTGGCGCAAACGTGCGCTCTAACTGGAAGGCTTTGACTTGGGGCTTGTCCTTATTCGCCTTTGTCACTCTTCCTTCCAAGCCTCTCAATCGGAATTCGCAACTCGTGAAGCTGCGCGATTGTCACATAGACACGAATGATCTCGTCCTCCAGTTGACGCGTCCGGTCGATCAGCTTGATCGTTATTCCGTGCAACTCCTTGAGTTGGGTAGATGTCTCGTGACGAGACGCTTCGATTTGTGAGGAGATGCTTTTGGTTAGCCAACGAAGAAGAAACCACACTCCTCCCGCAGCACCGAGTGCGGCTACCACCGGAAATCCTAACTCGATTATCGCCTCGTGTACGTCCACTCATTTATACCTCGCAGCCTACTCACCACGCATGGCAGCAATACCACGGCAGTAGGCTTCTATCGAAGAGATGTAACCCTCCAGCGCAGAGTTTGGTTCGTCTGTCATCCAAGTCTCAAGATCTGAGATCGCTGAGTATGAGGGGACAGGACACGGCGGAGGCTTCCCAGCCCAGATGGCGGGGCATCCTGTAATGAGGAGCGCCACAAAAACAGTGGCTGCGAGCTTACTTCTTTCCCATGCTACGGAGTCTCGCAAGCAATTCCTTACCGCGAACCGGGCGCTTCTCAATCTCTGCATCGAATTTTCCCCTCAGGCTCTCGCCGAGTTTCAGGCTGTTCCGCTCCGCCGTTGTGCGCCCGCTTGATTTAGAAACGCGGACCACAACGAAGATCAAGATCCCAATGATTGCAACGAGACCGCCAACCAGATATAACGAGGTCACTCTGGGGTACTCCTATTCAGCTTCCGGGGTGCTACGGCAACGAACTCCTCAATGGGGATCATCACCACAGGCTCTCGATCCTGCGGATCCCCGCGCCGGTACGTCCCACCCATCTCTATATCAAGATGCTCAACGCTATCCGGCACGGTCCACCAGCGCAGCCCGTCAGACCATTGGACGACGAGGATGCAGGGCTTTCCAGAGAAAGCGTGTAAACGGGCTAGGTCCTCCAGCTTATGGAGGGAGATCATGTAGGTGGGGTACCGAAGCCGAGGGTTACTCCGCACCTTGATCTCAGCGAATGCCCTGATCTTCCCGTGGGATATGAGGGCAATGTCCGCCGAGGAGAACTTCTTCAGCTTCTCCACCTGAACATTCCACACATCCGAGAGCGTCTTAGAGATGTGATCCTCACGCTGTTGATCAGACTTCGTCTCATAGACCGGCCTCTGCTTAATGCCAAACGTGAGCGCCCCGTCAGATGAGCAACGCTCCGCGTTGCTATCACTTCGTGGATTGTCCTGTGACATTACTTCCAATTCTTGTACCCCTTCGGATCTAGATCGCTAGGCTTCGCCACAAACCCCGGCGTGTCCCAGTAGGACATGGTGATCTCCTCACCGGGCTTTATGTCCACGAGCGAGCGAGAGTAATAATGGTCACCCCTCCCCGGAACCTGAAGCATCTTGGAGTTAGGAGCTTCCTGATGGTTCAGGAGAGAGCCAAGCTTCGTTCGCACCACACCACGAGGCCCCGGACCACGAAGCCCCATCACCACAGGGCCAATGTTCTCATTCGCATGAATGCGCTGAGATGCCATAGCCCCATTGCCATGAATTTTGGACTTGCCCGGAACCCACTTGGTGGAGTTCACCATCTGCCCGTATCCTCGGGCGCCGTGTTTACACGCACCCTATGCGTCGTCCTGATTCTTGGCTTTCAGTACGTTCAGCCCAAGAAGATTCAAAAATCCCAGCAATTTATTTAGGAGGTCATTGTCAACCTTCGTGGGAGTAATGGCACACACGGCAGCCGCTAAGGCAATAACCTTTGAGCCGATGTCAAGAATCACGTCGTAGTTTCCAGTAATCCATTCCATGATAAAATATTCCTTCAGTTGTTTGCGTTAGTCCTCGGCTAGCTCAAAATGGCCGCCGTCAAAAAAGCTACTCACCGTGGTGCGCCAGTTTTGGCGCCAGTCCCCACCCCAGCGGATCGCAACCCCCTCTTCCTCCGCACATCGGAGGATCCAGCCAGCAATCATACCGAATCTAATGTGATCACCCCAGACATCGTGTCCCCCGTAGGGGCAAATATCTACAGCGCGGCTGGGATTTACATTATGTAGCG